TACGTTATCACCAAAATAAGCACTGACTCTATTTGCAACTCTATCTGAATCAGCAGAAGGAATATAAAGTCCATACCAGTTGCTTATAACACTCGCACTACCACCACTTGTGCTGTTATTTATATAAGCTCCATATAGATTTTCAATGTCAAAACCTGAAATATGGTCATTACTACCTACGTTCAAATTAATTCCCTTTACATTTGTAACAGCACTACCATTTGTTTTTGTTGAGTTTATATCAATTAAATTGTAATCTGAACTGTAATTACTTAGACCATTAAAAATTGCAGTTGTGCCAGTAAATGTATTAAATACTTCAACTTCACCAGTATCATCTATTTGTAATCTTGTGTATTTAGTACCTCCAGCACTTGCAGCTTCGCGCAACATATATCTTCCACTACTATCAATAGTTTGTTGCCAAACTTGACCAGTTCCACTTCTATACATTCTAATATTAGGAGCAGTAGCATCTTCAACAACTAATTTATCTTTATCACTTGTTCCCCCAATAAGTAAATTTCCTCCAGATGTTATTCTTGCTCTTTCAGCTCCATTTACATTAAATCTCATGGAATCATCACCATGATAATAAGTTATTTGTCCTTTATATAAATCTGCTCCACCCCCATCACCAAATAAAACATAACCATATCCAGATGTTGATGTTAATATGTTTACACCATTTTGACTATCAGAAAAAGTACCGACATTAATTTTTGTTCCAACATAATAAACAGCACTATCACCTACTACAAGATTTCCTGAATTAGTTATACTTGCAAGTTCTGTACTACCAAAGTTTTTAAATTTAATTGGCTCACCAGTTGCAGCTGGTTTGAAAGCATCAGCCATTGAATCACCAGTTATTAATGCATCACCAACAACATGCAGTTTTTCGCTTGGACTTGTTGTTCCTATTCCTACTTTACCATTAAATGTTGCAGAATTATCACCATAATCTAATATAAGTGTTGGTGATGTATCTATACTTCCACCACCACCAAATTGCCATTGATCACCTTGTACGTTAATTTGTGCAATAGATGCTCCAACTTTACTTCTGCCCCACAAAACAGCTTCTCTGTTGGTATTTGATGTAGTACCTCCATTAACCATTATATATCCATTGTGGATATTTAATTTACCACCACTATCACTTGTTGTTCCAATGAGTAGATTTCCAGCTGATGTCAAACGCATTCTTTCGTTTGCATTTGTCCAAAATCTAAATGAGTCATCACTATGTTGGTACCTTATTCTACCAACATCAGCATCACTATTATCACCAAAAACAATTTGACCAGCACTTCCAGACCCAGATATTATTGACATACCAGAGTTGCTACTATTAGAAATTGTAAAAGGATGTGATGTACTTAAAGTTGGTATTGTAGATGAGCCACCAAAAACGTGCAAAACTGAACTTGGACTTGAAGAACTACCTATCATTACAGAATTTGTAGTCGTATTGCCATTATCTGTAACCTCTTGCAATGTGTCAGTTTCAGAAACTAATTGATCTACATAAGCTTTTGTTGTGAAATTTGCTGCTGCTGTTGGTGTTATACCAGAAACTAAACCACTAAAAATTGCAGTTGTGCCAGTTAATTCTCCAGTAAAAATAACTTGTCCATTATTAGTGTTAAAAGTATGCCTAACAGTTGTGCTTGAATTTCTAAAATAAATTTTTGAATTATTATTGTTGGCTGTATTTCCAGGAGTTTGAAATAAAATACCCTCAGTGTTACTTGCAAATAAAGTATTAGTATCACTATTACCTTGAATCCAACTACTTGTTTTTATTTTACCTTCAACTTGCAGTTTTTGTCCACTATCACTTGTTGTTCCAATGAGTAGATTTCCAGCTGATGTCAATCGCATTCTTTCTGAGCCATTAACTCTATATCTCATACTATTATCAGAATGGTCATATCTTAACATTCCAATTGTTGTATTATTAGAATCACCAAAAACAATTCTACCAGATTGTGTAGCGCCAGATAAAATTTGTATTCCAGATATTGCAGATCCATCAACAGCTATTTGATAAGAAGAATCAATGCTTCCTCCAGAGCCAGTTCCAACATGGAGTTTTGTTCCTGGACTTGATGAACTACCAATCATTATGCTGTTAGTCGTTGTATTTCCATTATCTGTAACTTCTTGCAATGTGTCTGCTGATCCAACTTGAGTATCAACATAAGCCTTTATGCTTTCACTTGTTGCTAAACTTGTTGCACTTGCAGTCCCAAAACTATCATCATCTATATAACTACTTATTGCAACACTACCAGAATCAATACTTGTTGCTGTAATATCAAAACCACCAACAGTCCCTTTTGTTTTGTTTTGGTATTGTTCTGACAAATCATCTTGATTAATAAGTAAATAAGAGCCATTATCAATATCTTCATATAATGGAGTTGATGAAACACTAATTGTTGTATCTGTTGAGCCTTGATTAGATGTAACTGTTAATGGCAAGATAGTATCATCATTACTATTTATTAAATTAAATGTATCTCCAGTTTTAAAAACAGCTGTGCCAATAGCTTCAATTGGAACTGTGCTTAATGATTTTTGGTCTTTTAAAGTTATATAAGTTATATTTCCAGTAAATGTTGTTCCAGCTTGAAACTTAATTAAACTTGAGCCTTCACAATTTAAATAAATTGAATAATCACCAGAAGATGTAATTGATTGACTTGTTCCACTTGTTCCAGCTTTTACTAATAATGTTCCAGCTGTAACCTCAACTTTAAAATTTACTTGATATGTTAATCCTTGAGTTAATACAGATTGAGTTAATTCACTTGTTGATCCAGTTGCAGCAAACTTTGCTTTCTTTGCAGTTGTATCAATACTCCAGCCAGTTCCTAATGACCAACCAACAGCTGTGTTAAAATTACCATTTACAGCAACATTAGAGCCAGTTGCTGGAATAGTTGTTCTTATATATGCTAATGGGCTGTTTTGTGATAATGCTTGTGCCATTGGACTTGGAGACATTCCACTTGATGCTGGTGAGCCACTTTGTGAGCCTCCCATACTTCCCATTCCATTAGATTGTGTTGTTGTTGTTGGAACATTTCTTATAATCTGATAACCCTCATAATCCCATTCATCTAATAAAGTATAAAAAGAGCCTCTTCTAAAGAAATATTCTGGATCAGTTCCATCTCTTGTCTCTCTTAATTTTCCAATTGGATTAACATATCTTGGTCTTATAACCCCACCTTGATCTTCGTTTTTATTAGCAACACCAACAGCTAATCTCATTGATGGAGATATAATTATTTGAGTTTGTCCACTAAAAAATTCATCAATTAATATTTCTGTAAATGTCTTTGTGCCAGTTAAAATCCCTCTGCCCCATTCACCACTTGGGTCAGTATTAACATAAGTAGAGCCATTAAACACTTGTAAACTGCTTGGAGCAAACTCCAAAGAATCACCCCACAATAATGTTCCAAAATTATATTGTTCAGAATTTTGTTTTGCTTGAGTATTTGAATTTATTACATTAAAAGTTTCTCCATTAGATGCACTTTGAGCATTGTTTAGTGTTTGTAATAATCCAGTAAATGGTGATGTTGTTGCAAATCTAATGTCTGGATTAACTGTTCCGGCATTAAAACCAGCTGGATTACTTATTGAACTGATAGTAACTTGACCTTGTTGGTCCACTAATGTATTTGACCAACTAACTGTTCCAGACATTATACCACTTCCAGCTGGTAATTGAATTGCTGTTCCAGGATTTCTCATTCTTTGTGGACTACCATATCCACTAAAATTAAGATAAAATGATCCTGGATTTTGACTGCCAGTTCCATAATCATCAATATCTAAAAAGAAATTCCATGCTCCAGTCATTGAAATAGCATTACCATTTTCATCTTCAAATGGTATTTGTTGTTCAAAACCAATATGTCCATAAACATCAGTTAATTTAGAGCTTATAATGTATTTTGGCGCTCTATTACCTAATGGAGTCCAGTTTACAGAATCAACCCAAAAATAATTACCAGTTCCAGAATCATATTGTAAATAATAAGTTGTAATAACTCCAGTGTTTGGATCTTCTTGTGCTGCATAAAAATTAAACTTAATAGCACACCACCACCCATTAGTATGACCATTTGGAAAATTTGGAGCATTAGATAAGTCCCATGTCCAATCCAATGGAATAGATAAAAATAAAAAATCAGCAGCCGAGGGACTGTTTATCGTGCCTTGAAAAACCTCTTGTGTTGTTGCTGTTCCACCAAAAGGAAATCCACCATAATAACTCTTTGATGAAAAACTTAAAAAATCAGCATTTACTTGTTTTATAAGGGGTAAGTAATCATATTTTGTCCCAGATAGTTTACTTATTTTATCGTTTTCAATTGTTTGTTCATATCTTGTAAAATATGTACTCCCTAAATGATTTTGACTTCCTTGGAAAGCACCAGTATTAGAATATAATCTTGAGTTATTATTTACTGGAGTTGATATTGTCCCAGTTTCATTTGTAATATATTCTGGAATTTGTACAATCCAAAATTCATGTTTCCAATAAGTTATTCTTGCACCCCAATGCCTTAATAGTTCTTTTAAAACATTGTAACAATTATCTGGATAAAAAACACCTTGATCATCTTTTCTATGAAACATGGAAACAGCACACTTTGTTTTATGTAATGGGTCAGAGCTTTGCCCAGTATTATTCATTTCCCCATTATACCAATTTACAGATGTTGTAAATCCATAGTTTTGTGATGCTCCTTGATTTGTTAATGCAGCACCACTTTTTGCAAGTATTTCTCTAATCCAATAAATATAAGTTCCAGGACCAAAATACATATTTTCTTGTGCATAATTTCCCTGAACTCTTTCCTCAAATGGAGGTGTCCCACCAGTAACACCTAAATCAACAAAATCAATATCTTTTAATAATGATAAGCCATCAACAAATTTTAATTGCTCTTCATAAGGAAAATACTTGTCAACTCCTGAGCCAATATCCATAACCAAAAATCCACTCCATAATGGAGCAACAGCTGAATGACCTGATTGTGTACTTCTATAAATATGCACATAAACTTGTCTTTCTTGATAATTGTTTCTTAAATCATCAATAAATGTAGCATCTAAAAAATTCTCAACTAAATAAGGTATTTTACATGATGAACTTATTATTGGTGAAAACCTATCTTCTTGATCAGTTTCATATTCAATAACTGGACCACCAGCTCCCATTACTAACTCCAAAGCAGAGCCAGTAAAATCTTCAAGAAAAATCTCTAAATAATAATCTAAATTGTTGTTACTCTTATATGATGAAAAATACTTTTTTCCAAATGCCATAAATTATACAGTTCTTAAACGATTAATCCCACCTCTTTGATTACTTATAAATATGTCGTTTCCACTTATTCTACCATAAACCTCAACTTGCTGAACACCACTTGCACCATTTATCATTCCTTTTAATTTATCTAATGGTGCAACCACTTCTGGATTTGATGCTGTTGTTCCAGCTCCCTCACCGACCAGCGCCATTGTAGGACCAGTAACTAAACCACCACTTGCTAAGCCTAAAATTGATGTTTTTGCAGCTGTAAATGCTTTTCCAATAGTCATTCCTTTTCCTCCTAATAATATGTTAATTGCAGTCATAACAGCTAATTGTATCAATAGTTGTTTTATTGCTTTTTTCATGTTTTCTATAAACGAACTGAAAAATCCTTCTTGACTATTTGCAGCACTCATCATTGCACTAAACATTACATCACCAAATAATTCAGTTGCAGCGTTTAATTGTTTTTGAGCTTCGGCTGCCATTGTAGAGCTTTCTTCTCTTTCCTCATAGTATGTTCTCCATGCTCTTCCAGTATCTAATAAAACTGGACCTAATGATTCAATTTTTTTAGTAATACCATCAATTCTTTTTTCTACCTTTTTTTCTTCACCATCATTTCCAGTTACTTCAATATTTCCAAAAGTTGAGAATTTTTTTGGTTTTTTTCCACTTGGATCAAATAATAAAGATGGCTCACCTAATTCATCAGTTATTTTTTTTAACTCTTTTACACTACTTGTAAAGTCATCAACATGTTTTTTTGAATTTTTAAACTCTCTGAATTTATCAGTAACAAACATAGCTGCAACACCAATCGCAGATAAAACAACAGCAATTGTAGATGCTGACATTGCAGCAAAAAATCCTATAATAGCTGAAAGAGATGCAGCCAATATTCCTAAAATTGTAATTACTGGACCAACAGCTGCTAATATTTTAGCATAAAAAATTATATTTTCTTTTTGTTCTTTAGTTAATTTAGAAATTATTTTAGTTAGCTTTTCAAAACCCTCTGTTAATGGCTGTAATTGTTCTGTAATTATTTCACCAAACTCTTCACCAACATCACCAATCGCCATACCTAAAGCCTTAAATGCACCTAAACCTTTATTTCTAATTCCTTCAGCTTGTCCCTCAAATTTTTCTGATAATGATTGAGTTAATACAATTGCTCTTTCTTGCTGACCAGTTACACCTTTTAATCCAGTATTAAAATATCTTGCTAATGCATCAGTAGTTGTTGAAACTGATTTACTTACTAATGATGTTGCACCTACTAAATCCATGCTTAAACCAGTAGCCATGTTTTGAATCTGAGGAATTAACATAGTGATTTGATCTTCTGTTAATCCTAATGAGGCTAACAATGCTTGTGCTTTTATTGTTTCCTCATCACCAAATAAAGTTTTTGTTTGTAATTCTTTAGCTTGTGCAATTAATCTTTGTTGTATATCTTCACGACCTTTTAAAGCTGTAAGTAATTTTGTTTCTGCAACTATTTGTTCATCAAATGCTTTTACAGATGCAGCTGCAAATGCAGCTAATGGCAATGTTAGATTTCTGGTTAAGTTTTTACCAGTTCTCTGCATAGATGTACCAAATTTTTTGATACTTCTTTGAGCCTTTTTCATTGCTTTGTCAAAGCCTCTTAAATCAGCTCCAAATGCAATAGTTAATAATCCAACACTTTTATTTGCCATGCTCACTCATTTTTTTAATATATTCAGCTTTTGCTTTCAATTTCTCGTAATCTATTTTCTTATCCTTTTTATCCCACTCAAACTCAATCAAATCTGTTGGTTTTATTTTTTTACCTTTTGCTATTTGAATATTTAGTAACAAAGTAGTTTGCCATCTTGTCCTTTCCCACTTACTTCGTTCTCTTATATTCTCAAGCTCATAAAAGCCATCCAACTTATTCCAAAAATGTTTAGGCAAGTAATTATAAAACTCATTTACTCCCATGCCTAACTGTCCAAAAGCAATCCTCTCTAATTTTTGCCAAGTAAGAACCTCTATTTCTTCTTGGCTTTCTGCTTTTTTCCAGTATTACCCCCCATTTGTTCAGCCAATATTTCCATAGCTTTTCCAATACTATCAAAATCACCATCAATTAAATCAGCCAAATCATCAACACTTAAATCACATTCTTGCTTTGCAGCTCTATGTCCATCTTCAATGCCACAATATATTAAAGTTAATGCATCATCTAAAGTCATGTCCACACCAAGTTTATCTAAGTCTTGTAGTGATGTATTTGTTTTAGATGAATATTTTCTCAAGGCATTAAAACCAAATTTAATTGGTAATTTTTTTTTATTTATTTCTATAAAAGTATAATTCATTTTTGTTTAGTTTAGTAAGGATCAGAGCAATGGTACTAAACAAAAGTACCAAAGCTCCTTTCCTAATTTTTTAATTTATTGTCTGAGTTAATG